TCACTTAGCTCTATACACTGCCGAACGTGGGTGGAAAACGTGGGTATCTTGTGCGACGTGGGCGTTCTCCATCGCCTCGACGCCGGCGCGGATGTCCTCGACCAGCACGTGGGCATAACGCATCGTCGTCTCGATGCGGGCGTGGCCGAGCTGCTTCTGCGCAAGCTTGAGATTACCCGTCGTGCGCACGAGGCGTGTGCCCAGCGTGTGGCGCGTGTCGTGGCGTCGGAAGCCTTCGGCGATGCCAGCAGCCCGCACATGCCGGCGCCAGTGCGCCTTGAACCCGCTGTCGGTGATCGGGCGGCGCGGGACGTCGCGCGGCTCCCCTGCAGCCGTCTTACCCGGCCGGGCGGGCGCGTAGGTGAAGACGTGGGTCGGGTGGTGGTCCTGGCACTCGTCGAGGATCGCGAGCTGCCGGGCCGTCAGCGGCATGGTGTAGAACCGCGCCTGGCCTTCCTTGCCCTTGTTCTTCACCCGCACGAGCCGGCTGTGCCGGTCGATCTGCGACCAGGTCAGTAGCGCGCCGCCTGCCCGGCAACCGGTCGCCATCATGAAGCGGAACAGGCGCCCGTAGTCCGGCCCGAGCGCCTCGATGATCGCGGCCTCCTCGATAGGGGCCGCCTCACGCACGCGCTCCTCCGGCTCGCGCAAGCGGTAGTTGCCCCACTTGGGCGATATGACCGGGTAACCCCAGACGTCCCGGGCACGCAGGAAGATCTTGCGCAGCGGGTCGACGGCGTAGCGGTTGACGGTCGCGTTCTGGACGGTTTCGGAGGGGATCTCGCCCAGCCGGCCCGTGGCCTTGTCGCGCACCACGCGGATGCCGCGGCGGCGCGCCACCATCTCGGCGATGCGCTGGCCGGTAATCTCGGTGATCAGGGTCTCCTCGCCGAAGTGGTCGGTCAGCCACTCGAGCGCCCGCCACGTCGTCTTCGGCACGGCGTGGTACTGGCCGACCTGCTCCCAGTAGAGCACGACGAGCGCGCCCATCGTGGGGGCAGCCTTGCCGCCCCATTCTGCCCGCGCTTTCGCCTCGGCCGCGCGCCGCGTCTCGATCTCGGCTTTCAGCCTCTTCTCGGCGATCTGGGCGGCGCGCCGTTCAGTTTGGCCCGTAGCGAGGCGAAACCGATCACCGTCGATGTGGAACTCGCACCAGTAGGCCGACGCGTCGGGACGCTTGTAGACGGACATTCTTGGCGCCTCTGGCTGTCGAGGTATTCCATGAGGTCGGTGAGCAGGAACCGGCGCAGTTTCCGCTTCGTCCCGGTCCCTCGCAGAACGTACTTGATTCGGCCCTCTCCTACCTCCCGGCGCAGCGTTTTCGGGTCCATCTCCAGCGCGTCAGCGGTCTCGGCGAGCGTCAGGCTCGTCCGGTCTGTAAAGGCCCTCGTGATTCGATCGGGCACGTTCGCGAGCGTGCTCATGCTGCCCCCGCGACGTTGCTGGGGTCGGGCACCCGCCGCAATCCGCGGAACGGCCGCACGACCCGCGTGCCGTCCTCACGCTGGATCAGGACGTTGTGCGGCGCGCGGCGGCTGCCCCAGGCCGATCCGTCGAGCTTGCCGATCGGCGCGGCCGGCCCGGCGCCGGTCCGGCCCCAGCGGATCAGGATCACGACCGGGCGGCCGGCTTCGAGGTAGGTCCGGCCGATCATGGGTGGGGTTCGTGCGATAGGAGGGCACTGACGCCAGCAGCGGCAAGACTTAACCGGTATATTCGTACTATATTGCCAAAGATTTTCCAAGACTTATAGGGGATTGTACTCTTTGACTGGACGGCATCTAATTGACGCCCAGCAGCGCAATCAAGGGTTGTAATGCCAACCGACCCAGTCCACCCCGACGAGGGGTATGCGATTGCCTCGGCTGCATTCGGCGATCCGCTACGAACTGTTGACTGCCTCGCGAAGTCGACAGGCGACAATGGCGCATTGCTCAAGCTATCTAACCCTGAAAGGCTTCCCGACCATTTTCTCCTCATCGCTCTGTCTGAGCAGATCAGGCGTTTTTGCAAGGTCATCGAAAGGGCGGGAAACTCTGTCCGGGTTGAATTCGTGCTCGGCTGACGCTCACCCATGGCGCACCTCCGGCATGCCGTTGTGCTCGACGCCGTCGAGGAGGCGTCCGGCGGCTATCGTTGATCCGTGTTGGTGTGAGGGGGTGAGGAACTCACTAAACTCCTGGGGCCGCTGCACCGAGGATGGCGTGAGAGACCTTCCACCATCGCCCGATTGCCCGTTCATCCGGAGGCTGCTTGACCTCCTCTTCATGAACTCGATCGGCACGAGCCCCGCGAGAGAGCGGCTGCTGTTCGACGAACTTCTCCACCTTGAGATGGATGCTGAGCGCGTGCGTGCGCCGGATGAGAGCCTGCGGGTCATCACCACCGTTCGGCAGATTGTAGGGCGTGCCATGACGGCGGTTCCGCCGAGCGGCATGCAAGGCCACTGACGGCGGAGGCGTCGAAAGCATCTGTTCTCAGCCACGGGTGCCCTCCCGGATCGGCCGAGCCGGGTAGCGCCGGACCGGCTGCCGCGACCGCCACAGGCGGCCCTCAGCCTCGGCCAGGACAAGCGGCACGCTCACCGTATTCCAGTGGTAGTGGCCGGACGGACGCAGCACCTTCGTGCCGGGCAGGTGAAGGTGCGCCAGCATCTCCGCCCGCACCTCGCGGCGCTCGCGCGACCAGAACCGGGCGCGCGGCAGGACCACCCATCGGCTCTCACCGCTCGGCATGCGGACGCAGAACGAGACCGAGTTGCGGTACATCGCGACGTGCCCGCGCCAGACCTTCCGGCGGGGCTGGCGCACGATGGCGGGCTTGCGGGTCTCAGCCACGGGCGGCCTCCCGCGTCGCGAGTTCCAAGCCAGAGCGGCTGCCTAGCGCCCTGCAGCAGTAGTACCTTTGCTCCAGCGCTTCTGAGGCTCTTGTCTTGAACCTTCCGGTTGGTGGTTTAAGGCGCTCGTCGGCGATCAGCACACCGCTAAGCTGCCCATTATCGTCTAGATGGAGAATTGTATGAAATGCTGCGAAGCTGCGCTCGTCGAGTCTTACCTTTCTCTCAAGCTCGCTCACTGCGAGCTTGTTGACGCGTACGACATGGCAGGAGCGGAAGGGATCGAAGAAATTTCTAGATTTCCGCTTTACTTCATCGCTGCAGATATTGAGCGCGTGGAACGACTGCGCTGCTGCAGAGCGCCGCTGAGGCAGCAGCTTGCAGCGGTCTCGCGCCTGGAAAACGCGATCGATGTTGCCACGAACGAGTGTGTGGCTGACATCAACCTTTGACCTGCTGTTCTCGGCCATGGCTCGGCTACCTCACAGGGCGGGCGGGAATCGGAAGGGCGACGGGCACCTCGTCCGCGGCGGACCGGGCGAGCGTGACGGGCCGGGTGCGGCGGCGACGGGCGGCAGCGGCCTTGTCAGACCCGCGCTGGTCGGTGTCGCTGCCGGCGTGGTTGCGAGCCGCGTAGTCCAGGGCGTAGGCGCCGCGGGGGGACCAGTACCGGCTCATGCTGCGGCTTCGGCGTCGGGCTCGGCGATGTGGGGCGTCCTTGCCAGCACGCATCCCATGACTTGCAGGTCAGCGGCGGGCCAAAAGTTAGAGCCTTTGGCGCCGCCTTGATCCGCAAAGGACTTGTCCGACAGACCTACGTTCTGACGAATTTGTGATGGATTATAAGCGGCCTGCGCTAAGTTATAATTTTGCAGATCTATCATTTCGCAAGAGTAGCTCTCGCGTCTTATACCTTCGTCTATGTTGAAACACTTGCGAGCTTTGGGCAGCAATGGCGCGGCGCTGGAGCCGATCGCGTGTCTCTGAGAATGCGTCGGCGATACGCGCGACCTGCCGCATCTCGCAACGGACGCATGACCCGCAGCGATCACCCGGACCATGACGATGCCCACACAGAGCTTCATGCCCTCGTGGAACGCATCGCCTTTTTGGTGGCCGCCTGCGCACCGCTCGAGGGCAACGGCCCAACATTGATTGCGGGTGCAGAGTGGATGGCGATTTACGGCCATCTCATCGAATTGCACGAACTTTTGGCTGACGAAGCTTCTGCGCCTGCGATTGGTGATATTCTGCTCAAGCTCGGACTGAAGCTCACCGTGCTCGAGGCGATCGTCGAATGCTATGTCGGAGGTGTTGATTTGCGACGCTCTAACTGAGAGGCCCACACATAATCTAGCTTCGCAGTTCCATGCCTGGGCTAGGTCGGAAGTACGGCCGCCGCGGACGAGGACCTTCACGATCGCCCTCCATCCGCCGCCCGCACCTCGAACGGCCGGCCCGTCTCCGGATCGAACGAGGCCGCGCGCACGGCGCCGGTCTGCGCTTCGACCGTGCCCTCGCCCTTGCAGGTCGGGCACACGTCCTTCGCGGTGCGGGCGTGTCGGTCCTCATGGCTGGCCCAGGCGGTGCCAGCGCAGGTTGGGCAGGGGATGCGAGCGGCCACCCGTCAGGCCTCCTCGCGCTCGCGGGCGGCCTCGGCGCGACCGTCGGCCTGTCCCGCCTCGAAGTGCGCGAGGCGCGCGGCGTCGGCCTTGATCTCGACCGTCAGCCCCTTGCGCATGCCCTGGATTCCGCCCTCGTAGCCGAGGAGGTAGTCGGGGCTCTGGCGCTTGATCGCGGGCTCGGCTGGTTCGTTGCCGCCCTCGTCGGACGGCGCTTGGTACTCGCCCAGAGCTGCGAATCCGTCCGTGCGTTTCGCCTCGGTTGCGGGCTCCACGAAGGTGTCCGCCGCCGCAAGTGCCGCCTCGGCCGCGGGCTTGCCCGCGAGCGCGTCGAGCCGGGCGTTCAGCCCCTTCGGCGGCGTGACATCGCGGGCGGAATCAGGACCAGCCGACGGCTCGGGCGCGAGCTCGTCGTCCGCGTAGACGCCGAGCAGAACGTCCGGGAAGTGGCGGCGGCAGAGGGCGCGGCCCGAGTAGTAGGCGTGCTGCTGGTCCGGGTCGCTCTTCCAGAGCGGCGAGTTCTTCGGGGTGATCTTCGCGAACTCGGGCGAGACGTACTCCACCACCTCGTCCGGGTCCTCGGCCAGCCGGGCCCAGGCGCGGCAGACGCGCTTCTCGCCCGCGCCCGTGAACTCGAACTTGATCCGCCCCTTGATCGGCGCGCGCTTCAGGATCACCGCCTGGATCAGCTGCGACTCGTAGGCGATCTGGTCGTTGACGAAGTAGCTCTTGTTCGCGACCGCGTAGGCCGACATGCCCCACTCGACCGCCTGCGTGACGATCGCGAGGCAGGCGCCGGGGTCGCCCCGCAGATGCTTGCGCACGCCCGCGCGGGAGACCGCCATCAGCTTGGCGAACTCCATCAGCTGGTTGGCATTCTGGAACGCGACGCCGCCGCGCTCGGCGGAGACCGCAAGGGCGGTGGTCGCCGCCGGGTCGATGCGCTCGGCGGTGCGGCGCTCGGCGTCGGTCAGGGACAGGGCGTTGCTCATGGGGCGGCCTTTCGAGGTGCGCGGACACGGATGACGGGGAAGGTGGACGCCTTGACCGTGTGCTCGGCCCGGCTCTGGAGGGTGCGGGTGATGACCCGCCCGTCGGCGAGCTGCGCGGCGGTGGCGCCGGCGAGCTTCGCGGTGATCTCGGCCTTGATCGCCTCGAGCCGCTCCTTGTCGGCCTTCGCGCGGGCGCTGATCGTCTCGCGCTCGTCGAGGAGCGCGGGCAGGTGGTTGTCGCCGGAGAGGTCGAGAGGCGCGGCCGCAGAGTCCGGCGGCCAGAGGTCGGCGATCGTGTCGCCGTCGCGGGCATAGTCGGCGGCCGGCGGCTCGCCGCTCGCCACGCGCGCCCAGAAGGCGGGCGCCTCCTCGGTCAGGCGCGTCCAGATCCCGGCGTGCAGCGGGATCTCGATCACGTGCAGGTCGAGGCCGTGGCCGACGACGAGAAGCGCGACGCACGCCCAGGACGCGCCGGTCAGCCGCGCCTCGACGATGGCCTGGACGGCGATCCAGAGCGGCAGCACGATCTCGCCCGCCTCGTCCCGCCACTTCTTGCGGAAGACGAGGTCCGAGGTGGTCTTCACCTGCACCACGCCGCGGCCCGCCCGCTCGGGATCGGTCGCGTAGGCGTCGGGCGTCGCCCCGATTCGGAAGGCCGGCGCGCGCAGGTAGACGTTGCCGCCCGCCTCGACGCGCCAGGTCGGGCGGTCCTCGGTCAGCATCTGCAGCGCGTCGTCCTCGAGGAGCCGCCCGCGGCGCATGGCCGGGGTCTCGGTCGGATCCTCGGCTAGCAGGCCGCTCTTCAGCGCCCATAGCTCGAACGCAGTGGTGTATTCGTGCGCGCCCAGGATGGTGCCGGCCACGGAGGCGGTGACGTCCTGCTGACGCAGGCGCAGCCAGGTCGCCCGATCGGTGAAGGGGTGGCGCTCGACCTGCATCGTGCTCACTCCGCCGCAGCGGCCGGGCGGGCGTCGATGAGACGCGCGAATCCGGCGGAGGCGTTCAGGGCGTCTGCGAACGCCGCGGCCCGGTCGCGGTCGGTGACGGCGCTGCCGCTCGGGATCAGCACCGCGACCACGTGCTCGTCGGCGTCCACAACGGCGTGCAGGACGCCGGAGCCGGGGCGCATGGGCAGACCGAGGCCGAGGCTCGCGAAGCGGCACGCGGCGGTGAACTGTTCGGTGGTGCGGGCCACTGGCGGCTCCGGGGTGCGTGGCGGGATGAGCGCGGCGACGGGCGCCAGCTCGGCGGGATCGAAGGGGCTGAGGATCACGCCGCCCCTCCGAGGACGCCGGAGAGCGGGCGCGGCTTGCGGCCCTGCGCGAGTAGGACGACGTTGGCGGGCAGCTCGCCGAGGTCGGGGCGGACGTCGGCCCGCTGCAGCGCGCGGCTGATCTGGCGGGCACTTGTCGCGGTCAGCCGGATCGCCTCGACGATGTTCCCCTCGGCGCCCGCGTCGAGGTGCAGAGCGGCGCCGGCGGCGGCCTCGGCCGCGTCGGTGAGCAGGGCGAACCGCTCGGCGGACAGCGCCTCCAGGCGCGCGATCTCGCGGACGAGGTCGCTGTAGCTCGCCAGCCCGAACCCGGCGGCGAAGCGGTCGACGGTCGCGATGAACTTCGTGGTGTCGGCAGGCGAGGTCTGCATGGTCGAGCTCACAGCTGGAGGTCTGAGACGATCGCGGTCCGGCCGGCGGCGGTCTCCGCGGCGTGGATCACGTGCATCTCGGTGGCGCCCCGCTTGGCGAAGCGGGCGGCCAGGGAGCGGGCGGCGGTGGCGCTGCTGACCGCGACGCCGAGCAGATCGGCGATGCCGCTGGACGTGCGCGCGGCGCCGAGCACGACGCACTCGCCCATCGTGGCGAGGTCCTCGCCGCTGAGGTCGTGGATCACCGCGACGTAGGTCTGGCCGGAATGGCCGCGCCACTTCGTCATGGAGATAGGCGCGCGCAGCATCGCCGGAGAGGCCGGTTCCTGGCGCGGGAGGGCGGATGCGGCCGACATCAGCGGCCGCCCGTCAGCTTCTGCTCGACGCGCTGCATGGCGGCGGCCGCGCGCCGGGCGAGGCTGGCGACCTGGGGACCGTCCGGCGACCCGCAGCGGGCCAGCTCGAGCAGGGTGAGGAGCGACTTGGCCTCGGAGATCGCGACGTCCGCGCCGACGCGGCGGAGGAGGCTGTTCGAGGTCTCGGGCGAGAGGTTGGATTCGGTGCGCATCAGAACCTCCCGAAACGGCCGACGCCGAGGTCGTCGGCGGTGAGGCGGTGTTCGTCGTCGGGATCGCGCGGCAGCGCGCGGCTGATCCGCGAGCGGTGGGCGGCGCGCCCGGCGCGGGCGAGCTCGGCCTGCACCTCGGCGCGGATCTGCGCGACGCGGGCTTCAAGGGCGCGGCGCACGGCGGCGGGGGAGAAGTCGGTCGCCATCAGGGCCGGCCCTCCGCGCTCGACAGGCACCGGCCGGTGCGGGCGAAGAAGGCGCCGGCGGCGAGGTGCGCCGGCAGCGCCCGCTCGTCCGCGGTCAGGCCGCCGGGCGGCGCCGGGTAGAGGTCCGGGCGCAAATCATGGCGGGAGACGCCCGAGGCCGCCTCGACGGCCTCGATCCGGTGCGTCGGGCAGACCACCCACATCGCAACCGAAGTCGGGTGCATGCCCAGGTGCTTGGCCAGGGCGGCCGGTCCATCGACGGCGGCGATAGCCCGGTGCAGCGCGGCGGTCGCTGACATTACCTGACGCTGCGTCTGGAAGCGGAAACGCGAGCAAGCGGCCATCTCAGCGGCCCCAGCCGAACCGCGCCTGACCGGCGCAGACGAGGAGGCCGACGGCGGTCAGTGGGGCGACGATAGTGAGGGCTGCGAGGAGGGACACGGCGGCGGCTCCATCGGGGAGGCGATGGAGGCATGTTGCGATGATCGCAAAGTTGCGTCAAGCGCTAATCGCAACTTTCTTCGCAACGTCTATCGCAACCGCACCTGTGGATCAGTGTGGAAAGCCGAAATGCCCTCGACTCTTGCGCCGGTCCCTGATCCCTTTGCGCAGGAACAAGGGGGGAACATGTTGCGGGCAGATGCAGGACCCCTGGTTGATCGCCCGCTTCGAGACTTTTCTGCCCTACTGATTCGATGCCGTACGTGCGGCAAAGAGAGCCGCTGGCATAGCGATCAGCTCTTGGAGCGCGGGATCTGGGCGGTCTCGGCCCTCGCCGGGCTCAACGGCAAACTGAAGTGCGTTGATTGCGCCGATGAGGGTAGGCCAGCGCGAGAGGTCTCAGTACGGCCGTGGCCACCTATTCATCCAGGGTTCCAACAATGCGGTGAACCGAGACAACATTCGATCTCGGAAAACGCATCAGTCGGTCCTCTTCGTCCGGCGGATTGAGTTGTTCTAAAACCAGCTCATCGCCGAATGAAACGAACTTTTTGACGTACCCGAAGGGTGGATCCCCCTCGTTGTCGTAAACCTGTGCGACAACGTAGTTCCCCTTGCGGTAGCCCTTGTCAGGGTTCACAAGCACGATTTCGCCGGCCTCATACCGAGGCTCCATCGAGTCGCCGTGCACGTAAACGGCATAGGCTCTGGGGTTGCTCGCCAGGCTCTCGGGACGTGTCACTGCGCCGAGCACCTGTCCGTTGAAGAGGATGCGGGAGCCCGCAGCGCCGCCGACGGCCGTGCCATAGATGGGCATCTGACCGGTATCAAGGCGGATACGCTCTGGAAGGCCAGCATTCGGCATGGGCGAGGCGCCTTTCTGGCCGGGCTCGAGCTCCCCCGCTGGTAGCGCTTGGCCGACGCTATCCAGAGCTGCCGCCAGGTCTTCACTGGCATGACCAAAAAACTGCCACACGAACGCAAGTTCATTCTGCTGAACCTGTCGCCCGCCCTTCACCATCTTGCTGACCTTCGTGGCGTCCACGTCGATGCCGCGCTCCTGCAGAAACACAACAAGGTCGGCTTGGCGCTTTCCGGTCGCCAGAAGTTGCTGTTTGAGCCAAGCAGGGCTGAAGGGCTTCTCGTCCATCAGAGCTTCATTGCGCATTGCGCAACTCGCTTCGATAGCGAAAATCGCATGGCGTCGGATTGACAGCAGCTTGCGATGATCGCAACATGTTGCGATGTCGAACGTCGCCGCAGCCATCATCGCGAAGTGCAACGGGCACGCTGTCATTGCTGACATCTGCGGCGTTCACGTGACCCGTGTCTACCGGTGGACTTACCCGGTCGAGAAAGGCGGCTCGGGAGGGGTCATTCCCACTCGACATCAGGCTCAGCTCCTGAAGGGCGCTCGCGAGCGCGGCATTGACCTACGCCCAGAAGATTTCTTCGAGGCTGCCAACGCAGACACCACCCCGGCGCCCGCTGAGAGCGCGGGAGCGGCGGCATGAACCCGCGCGCCTGTATCAGCTGCATTACGGCCGGCGCGATCGTCTGGCTGGTCATCGTCAGCATCGCCGCGGGCTGGGATCTGGCCTCGCGCGGCGAACTCGTCGTCCTGCATCTCGGGAGCGAGTGATGCTCGCCCCCGCTTCACCCCGTTCCGCCCCCCTCCACCAGCGTCAGGACGGCGAAGGTGCCGCTCCGGTGGTCACCGCCCGCTGGAGCCTCCCGATGCAGCCGTTCGATCTGACAAAGGCCGCTTACACGCTCGAGGTGGTCGGCCCGGCGCTGCGGGAGCTGGACGCGACCGGACAGGCTCTCGTCGTGATGATGGGACCAGGGGCCGAGCGCACGCTGGCGGATGCCCGTCGTTTCCATGTCGCCGTCTCCAATCTCCCGCACATCGCCGACTTCATTGAGCGGCTCGCAATCCATGAGGATCAGATCTTCACGTTGCTCTCTGCTTTGGAGCGGGGCGACAACGTTCGGCTGATCTGTACACCGAAATCTGCGCCTGCCGCGCCCGCCGACGAGCCCGAGCCGCTCGCGAGGAGCGCGTAGCCATGGCGCCCCAGCCTTTCCTCCCGGCGACGTCTGACGTGGGCGTCGCCCCACTGCAGCAGCCCGGCCTCCCAGCCGGGCGCTGCCTTTTCTTCCTGCGTCTCCGCCATTGCCGGCAAGCTCCCGGCGGTCGCGCTTCTGTGCCTGCGTACCCCTGCAACCTGATCGGGGCTCGCTGAGATGACTGCTGCCTCCTTCGCTTCCGGCCCACCCTCGATGCTCACAGCATCGGGGACTTCGATGGGAAAGACCGGTCAGGTTCGGCGAAAGATCTCTCAGGTCGACGGCCGAACGTTAGCGGAACATGTCTGCACCTTCCTGCGCGAGCAGCACCCGGTGAAGACGGCGCAGTGCGTCGAGGCCGAGACCGGGATCTCGGCCCACACGGTGCGGAAGTGGCTCGACCAGGGTAACGCGCCCAGCGGCCCTGCCTACGACGCGCTCGTCCGGCGCTACGGCGCGCCCTTCCTCTGCAGCGTGCATCCCGAGACGCGCGACGCATGGTTCGCGCACGTCGCCCGGATGCAGGAGCAGGAGCGGCTCGAGGCGCACGCCCGGGAGATCCGGCAGCAACTCACCGAGCTGCGGGAGGGCCGCCAGTGATCGTCAGCGGCTTCGCCAAGCTTTCCGCCACCGCTCTTCGCGGCCTCGCTGCGCTGCTTCTCTGGTTCGGCGATCTCGCCACCCCGGTGCTGTTCGCGGCGCGCTGGTGCGAGGACCGCGCCCGCGAGTGGGAGCCGCGCCTCTGGGAGCGGAACGGCGACGCGCGCTCCGACAACCGGGAGCGCCGCCCGTGAGCGCCCCAGACCGTCTCTGATCCCGAAACGACACCGCCCGGCTTCCCATCAGCAAAGCGGGGACCGGGCGGCGCGAACCACGGGCATGTCGACCGTAATGGAGAGAGTGATGGACGCCACATCGCAAGACGGGGCGCAAGCAGCCGAGGGGGTTCGGCTCGGCATCGAGACCCTCCGCGGGGATATCCGCGATCGGTTCCTCGACAACGTCGTCCGGCAGCTGCCGTGCTGGACCAAGATGTCGGAGAACGAGCAGCGGGTCGTCATCGGCCGCGTGGAGGAGGTCGCCCGGCAGACCGTCCGCGAGTCCATCCAGATCGTGGCGCATCAGGGCTTCGCGCACCTCGTCGTCTCGACCGGCAAGTGGACCGTGAAGGACGGCCTCAAGCTCGAGGTCGGCGCGGCCGGGTCGGTCGACGACATCACGAAGCTGGCGGAGCACGGGACCAAGAGCGCGGTGCTCGTCCTGGCCGAGCCCAGCGTGTTCTTCGGCCAGCGCGCCGACGCCCTTGTCGACAAGGATGAGCCCGAGCTGCCGATCCACGATGAGGACGGGGTGATCTCGGATGAGGCCGGCGAGAGCGAGGGCGTCGAGCAGCAGGACGATGGCGCCGCTGACGAGGAGGTCGAGGAGCAGCCCGACACGTCCGCTCTGCCGGAGCCGCCCGCGGGTCGCGCAGCCCGCCGCGGCCGCGTCGCTGCGCACGCCGACGCCTGACCGGGAGGCGCGCGGTGTCCGATCACGTCATCATCCGCCTGCCCGGCGCCCCTCGGGGCAAGGGCCGGCACCGCGCGCAACTCGTCCATCGCGGAGGGGTGGCGCGCATCCACTCCCATTCCGACCAGAAGACCGAGGCCTACGAGGGTGCTCTGCGCCTCGCGGCCGGCGCCGCCATGCGCGGGCGCCCGCTGCTCACCGGCCCGATCGAGGTGCGGATCTTTGCCATCATGCCGATCCCCGCGAGCTGGCCGAAGCGGAAGCGTCAGGACGCGATCGCGCGCCGGCTGCGGCCCACGACCAAGCCCGACTGGGACAACATCGCCAAGGTCATCGACGCCCTGAACCACGTCGTCTGGGCCGACGACGCCGCCGTGGTCGATGGGCTGGTGCGCAAATTCTACGGCGAGGCGCCCGAGCTCGTCGTCCAGGTCGTCGCGCTCGACGCGCAGGGCGAGAGGGCGGCGGCATGACGTGGCTGCTCAAGCACGAGGGCCGCGTCGTGGCCCGCGGCCTCTACGGCCAGCTGATCGAGACCGCCGAGGAGTGGCGAGTGCTTGAGCGCGGCTGGCACGCGGACGGCACCGAGTTCGCCCCGCGCTGGCTCGTCCGCGGCTACTCGCTGATGCCGGCGCCGGTGGTGTCCGCTCGCGGACGGAGGGCTGCGGCATGATTCCCGCCGGGCACACCGCTGTCATGGCCTCGCGCCGCGAGCCGCCGGACGCTCTCGATTTCTTCCCGACACCGCCTTGGGCGACGCGCGCCCTGCTCTCCCATGTGCTGGCTCTCAGCAGCGACGAGTTCCTCTCGTCCTCGGCCTGGGATCCGTGCTGCGGTGAGGGCCATATGGTGGGCCCGCTGCAGGAGTATTTCTGGGCCGTCGAGGGCACCGACGTCTTCGACTACGGCAGGGGCTTCGCGGTCTCCGATTTCCTGGCCGAGGGCGCCCGCACAGCCGACTGGCTGATCACGAACCCGCCGTTCAAGATCGCCGAGGCCGTCGCTCTGCGCGCGCTCGACCGCGCCCATGTCGGCGTCGCGATGCTGGTGCGCTCGGTCTGGCTGGAAGGGACGGGCCGCTACGAGCGCCTGTTCCGGGATCGACCGCCCACGACGATCGCGCAGTTCTGCGAGCGCGTGCCGATGACGAAGGGTCGGTGGGACCCGGACGCGTCGACCGCGACCTCCTACGCCTGGATCGTCTGGCGCGTGGCGGAGCGGCCGGCCGCTCCGGTCTTCACCTGGATCCCGCCCGGCTGCCGGCGTGCTCTGACGCGCCCAACGGACATCGCGCGCTTTGCCACCCGCCCGGCTGCCGCGCCGCTCCTTGCGGCAGCGGAGTAGCGCCATGGCCGATCTCTCGCTCCTCACCGACCTGATCAACGACGCGATCGCCGATACCGCGGACGATCCGGACGCCGCCGACGATCTTCAGGTCGTCTTGCTGGTCGGGCTGGGCCTCTCCATCGCGTTCGAGGCTGGGCCGGACGTTCGCCGCACCATCGCGCTCTGCGATCTGGCCGCGTCACGGGTTCGCGAGCAGGCTACGATCGCGGCCACCATCCTCGTGCAGGGAGGGCGGTGCTGATGTCGGCGCTGCCCACCACAATCCGTGAGATCCTCGACCGGCGCGAGACCGACCGTCACGGGCTGTTCAAGATCTACAACGACCTGCGCCGGCAAGCCCGCGACAGCCAGGACCCCGAGCTTCACACGCTCGTGGCCGAAGCGTACCGCGCCTACCTGCGCGCGCACCTCGACGCCGACGAGCGGGCCCTGCTCGATGCGCAGGACGAGATCGCCGAGCTACGGGCCGAGGTCGGGCGCTGGCGCCGCGGCGAGCGCAAGCCGGAGGGCCGCACGTGAGCGACGACGCTCTGGCCGCTCGCATGGGCGAGATTGCCCGCACCCTCCTCGGCGAGCCGAACCCGCGGCATTCGTCCGGGACCGACCTACGCTACGGCACCAACGGGTCGCTGTCGATCGATCCCGACTCCGGGGTCTGGTTCGATCATGAGAGCGCGGAGGGCGGCGGCGTGCTCGACCTGCTCGCGCGCCAGGGATTGCAGAACGGCTCCGCGCTCGACTGGCTTCGCGACCGCGGCTTCCTGCCCCCGCGAGACGCCGATCGCGCCCCGCGCCCCGCTTTAGGGCCGCGCGTTGCCGTGGCGACCTACGACTACATCGACGAGCACGGCGAGGTCGTGTTCCAGGTGGTGCGCTACGAGCCGAAGACCTTCCGGCAGCGTCGGCGCGCGCGGCCGGACGACGACCCGAAGGACATCCGGGACGGGTGGGTCTGGTCGGTCAAGGGCATCCCGCTCGTCCCCTACCGCCTGCCCGAGCTTCTCGAGGACCTCGCTGCCGACCGCGCCGTGATGATCGTGGAGGGCGAGAAGGACGTCGACGCACTGCGCCTGCGCGGCATACCGGCGACCTGCAACCCGATGGGGGCCGGGAAGTGGTCGGCCGACCTCGACCGGCACTTCCTTGGCGCCGACGTCATCATCCTGCCCGACAACGACGAGCCCGGCCGGAAGCACCGCGACCTCGTCGCTGGGCGGCTCGCGGGCATTGCAAGTCGCGTGCGCTCGCTTGATCTGCCCGGCCTGTCGCCGAAGGGGGACGCCGCCGACTGGCTCGACGCAGGCGGCTCCGCAGAGGAGCTTTATCACCTTGTCGAGACCCGTGCGCGCGCGCCGGGCGACGCGCCGCCGGCCTCGCGCTTCGGCGCGCTCTGGCTCGACGCGATTCCCGGCACTGGCAATATCGCGCCTTGGATCGTGAAGGGCATCGTTCCAGGCGGCGGGTTCGGTGCGATCGTCGGACAGCCGGGCTGCGGGAAGTCGTTCCTGGCTCTCGACCTCGCCTTCACCACCTCCGTGCTGGCGATCGCAGAGGGTGAGGACGCGCGCTGGTTCGGCCGGCGCGTCCGCCCGGTCGGCGTGGCCTACATCGCGGCCGAGGGCCAAGGCGGCTTCCACAAGCGTGTCGAGGCGCTCATCAAGCGCTTCAAGGTCGCCGATCTCGGCCGGTACCCCTTCGTGCTCTATCCGACTGCGCTGGACCTGCGCTCCGACACGGACGTCGGTCCGCTGGGCGAGGAGCTGAAGGCGATCAGCGTCAGGATGCGCGCGCGCATGGGTGTGCCGCTCGGCCTCGTCATCGTCGACACGCTCAACCGGGTGCTGGCCGGCGGCGACGAGAACGCCCCGGAGGATATGGGCGCCTTCATCCGTAACTGCGGGCGCCTGCAGGAGGCGACGGGCGGCGCCACGGTCGTCCCGGTCCACCACATGAACGCGGCAGGTACCCGCGAGCGCGGCCACTCCTCGTTGCGCGGTGCCCTGGACTTCATGATTGAGGTCGAGCGCGGCGAGACCGGTAACGTCTGGAAGGTCGCCAAGCAGAAGGACGACAGCGACGGGCTGTCCTTCCCCTTCGGCCTGGTGAGCCAGCTGCTCGGCCTCGACGAGGACGGCGACGCGATCACATCGTGCCTGGTGCAGGCCACCGACGCGCCCGGGATCGGGGCATCACCCGACAAGGGCAAGAAGCTGCCCCCGCAGGCTCTCACGGCCTACCAGATCCTCTTCCGGTACTGCGACGACCACGGTCAGCGCCGGTTCGTAGACGGTCGGGACCGACCCTGCGTGACACTCCAGGCGTGGCAGGACGAGTGCCGGCGGCAGAACCTCGTCGCGCCCGGCAGCGGCGACGACGCCTTCCGCAAGGCCTTTCAGCGCGCGCTCGACGCCATCCGCGCCGCGAACCGAATTCGGGTCGAAGGGGACATCGTGTTCCCGGTCGTGAGGAAGTTCGACTCGTCCTGA